ACTCTCTGACTACTCTTGGTCAGAAAGACCCTGTAACTGAGTATAATCGTACTCTTTGGAACAGTGGTAATGATAAGGATAAGGAAACTGTTCGTAAGCAGAAGCGTAAACTATCATATTACTCCAACATCTATGTCGTAAAGGATCCTGCAAATCCTCAGAACGAAGGTAAAGTTTTCCTGTTTAAGTATGGTAAGAAGATCTTTGATAAGATTATGAATGCTATGCAACCAGAGTTTGATGATGAAGATCCGATCAATCCTTTTGATTTCTGGTCTGGTGCAAACTTCCGCCTTAAGATTCGTAAGGTTGAAGGTTACTGGAATTATGATAAGTCTGAATTTGATCGTTCTAGTGCTCTGTTTGATGACGACGATGCTCTGGAGACAATCTGGAAAAAGCAGTATTCTCTTGCTGCCCTTGCTGCTCCTGATCAATTCAAGACCTATGAAGAACTTGAAAAGCGTCTAAATTACGTTCTTGGTATTGGAAAAGTTGCTCCAAAAGCATCTACTTATGAACAAGAAGATGCACTGGAATCTTATTCTCAACCCAAAAACAGTGAGGAAGATGTCCTGAAAGAACTCGAAGAATCTTATAATAAGAGTAAGTCACTTACTTCAGAACTTCGTGAGGAAATCAATAGTCTTCCCAAATCCCATCAAGATGATGAAGATGAAGATGATGCAATGAGTTACTTTAAAAAACTAGTTGATGATTGATTAATTATCATATAATCTAATATTATCAACTCTCTTAAGGGTAGGGCTAATGTATTGGTCACTACCCTTTTTATATTTTAATTTAGATTCCACATCATCTAAAATTAAAGGTAAGTAATTATCTTTTAATAGAAAGATATTTCTTTTCTCATTTTCTATATTCTGTTCATACTCATAGTTTGTGATTCTATGTTTAACATCTATATTATACAATAATCTCTTAGTATTAGAATCATAATACTCAAGAGTAAAGTTTTGATTTACTACTAATCCAGACTTTAAAATTATTTTTCCAGAAGAATCTTTAATCTCCTTTGTTTCATAATGGTGAGTATTGTTAAGTGCTTCATAGGATCCATATTTTTCTATAAGATATGAATCAAAAGATTCTTGAGTTAAAGGCCATTCATCGTAAAGATTTAGGATGTTATTTGACAGCATAACTACCCAATCTAATGTTTCATCATTATAGACTTTAAATGCTATATTATCAGGTCTTTCATCTCCAACTATTATATACTTATTAAAGTATGAAATATTTCCAAATATATCATCTCTTATTTTGCCTCTTTTAAAGAGGTTTTTTGTTTCAGAATATTCCGAGATTGCATTTTCATCTCTACTGATGTATTCTAAATTTGGTATATTTCTAAAGTAAAGTGCCATTTTTTACCATCCAGTTCCGATTTTTCCTTCGTTAAGTTCATAATCATTCTCATAAATTGGATCAATTTCTCCAAATGTTAGATTGAGTTCATATTGAGTCATCGATCCATCTTGATAGGTCATATAATTACCATCTGGAGTATAATTTACGGAAATATCTCTTAAGGCAGCAACTTTAATTCTATTTAGATATGGATGATCTTCGTTAAGATTACCTTTACCAGTATAAACATAAGATATTTTAAATACATTTGGTGCCAATAAAAAGAGTTGAGCTGTTGAGAGTGCTGGTGCCATACTCTTTTTAAAGTATCTGATCATTTTTTTTATAACTACTGCTTCATTGGGTTCTCTTGGTGTCAATTTGAAGTTGAATGTAAAACTTCTCAACATAGGACCATTGAAAAGAAGTTCTAGATTGTTATTGATTGCCCCACCAAGAGTTCTTGACAAAAGACCGTTTGTTTTAACTGATTGCTCTGTAAAATAATTTATCGCTAATTGTCTAAGTTCTGGACTTGCATTATTAAAAAGATCTTTTATTGTTTCTGCACCCGTTGCAACTCCACCAAAAAATTTACCAAGATCAGCACTTCCAGCTGCGTTTATTGTTGAATATGCAGCACTTGCAAATGCCGCAGTAATTGGATTTAGTTCTCCACCACCCCAATCAACGGACATACCTTCAACAATTCCAGATTGAATTGGAAGATATATCGTTGCAAGTGGTTTTCCAGGATCTCTATATTCCATTCCAGGTAATGCTACAGATCCATTAACAATTGTACTTAAATTTGTTAATCCAGATTTTTGATAATTTAAAATTTCAAATTTAATAAAATCTCCCCCGTTTGCATTTTTTCTTTTTACCGGATAAACTAATAATGAATCTGGATAATTATTTTTTCGACTTCCAATATCTGTATTTGTTCCATTGGTGTTTGGATCACCATTTGTTGGCGTTGATGCCGGACCATTCTGAGGATTAGAACCAGTTACAGGTTCAGGTTGTGTTGTAGCAACTGTTGGGGCAGTTTGCGTTGGTAATGCGTTTGTATTTGGATCTTTAACTCCAGGAACTGGATTTTGTTTAGTTGCTAAAAATACTTTCGTGTTAAATGGTGAATTGGCATTTATTATTGCTGCTCTTTCATTGTTAAATGTTTTAACACCTTCAACATCAAATATATCTTGAACTTGTGCTTCTGTTAATTTTGTTCCGTTTAAATTATTATATTTTTTTGTTAATGCAGAAATATTAGTAACTGTCCATTCATTATTTGCACCAACTTCTGCTATTTTAGTATCTCCAAAAATACCTTCTTTTGCAAAAACTTCAGCTTGACCAGTTTCATCATTTACTAAAATTTTTGTTGGTATTTTTTTCCAAGGCAGATCGTTGGTTATTTGAGCCATCAGATATTACTTATAGTTCTATAAGTCCTTTATTTATATTTATAGGCCCAATTCATCTTCTGTTATGATTTTGAATTCTAACATACGATCTTGACACCACTCTTGTGCTGCTTTCCATTTAGCAACATTTTTTTCGTATGTAAGTGCTTCTGTAATAAAAGTTTTATTTCGTTTTCTTGGAGTCCTGATTGGTCTTTTTGTTTGACTTTTTGGTTTAACTTCTATAACATATTTTTTTATTGCACCACTTCTTTCTTGTATTTTTACAAAAAAATCTGGAAAATATTTGTGAACTCTACCATCAACTGGAGAGATATAAGGAATAAAAAATTCTTCACTTCCCCATTCTAGAATATTGACTTTTCTATCACAATATCTCATAAAACGAAGTTCCCAAGAACTTCTGTAGATTATATTTCTTACATCACCTTTATATTTTTCCGGATTTTGGGGGTGAAATTTTCCTTGATGATATTTATCTCTCATTACCTTACTACATAATATATAAGTAAAAGTATTTATTTTAGTGCTATGGGATTAGCTAGACATTATAAAGTGTCAGAAATTAAGCAAAAGTTATTGCGCCCAGCACAAACTTCAGTATATTCTGTCGAAATTTTAACAAATCAAAAGGTTAATAGTTTTGTAGGGGTAACTTTATCAAAGGAACAGGAGATTATTAATTTATCTTGTTGCGAAGCAAGTCTTCCAGGATCTAGTTTAGCAACTCACGAATCTAATAATGATTATCATGGAACTAGTGAAAAAATGGCATATCGTAGAATATATGACGATACAATTGATTTAACTTTTTATATTGATTATAGATATAATACTTTAAAATATTTTTTGGCCTGGATGAGTTTTATTGTTGGTGAAGGAAATTACTTTACTCAAAATGACTATATTGATCCAACAACATTTTATAGAATGACTTATCCTTTCTCATATAAGACAAAAATTAAACTTTTAAAATTTGAAAAGGACATTTCAACATCTTCACCAAACTATAGAATAGGATATGATTTTATAGATGCATTTCCTATCAATATCGCATCAACTCCAATTTCCTACGATCAAAGCGATTTATTAAAAGTAACTGTTTCCTTTTCATATACTAGATATGTGATTAGAAGTAAGTTTAGTCCTTATTCGACATCAGCAGAATCAGCAATAGATATTCCTTTTAATCCTCAAGTACAAGCATTTCAAAATAGTAATAACTTTGATTTTGGAATTGAACCATTGAATGGATCGACCTACACATTACCAGATGGTGGAGGATTTGATTTTAATCCAAATGTATCACTTTTAGATATAGCTCCTCAAAGACAGCAAAATATTAATGGATCAATTGGGGATTTTGGTCCATTCGGAGGAACATCAAATATTGGTTGATAAATAAAACAACCTGAATACATCATTCAATAAACAATGCCATTACCAAAGATTTCGACACCAACATATGAGTTGGAATTGCCATCAACTGGACAAAACATTAAGTATAGACCATTTTTAGTTAGGGAAGAAAAACTATTAGTTCTTGCATTAGAGAGTGAAGACACAAAGGAAATCACAACTGCAATTAAAACGGTTATTAAAAACTGCATTCAAACTAGGGGAGTTAAAGTAGAAACGCTTCCTACATTTGATATTGAATATCTCTTTCTTAACATTCGTGGAAAATCAGTAGGAGAAGTGATTGATGTCAATCTAATTTGTCCTGATGATAATGATACAACCGTAAAAAAAGAAATTGCGATTGATGAAATTCAAATTAAACGAAATGATGAGCATACAAATCAAATCAAAATTGATGATAATTTGATGATGGAAATGAAGTATCCATCACTTGAACAATTTATCAAGAGTAATTTTGATTTTTCTGCAGATGCAAATAATATGGATCAATCATTTGATTTGATTGTTTCTTGTATTGATAAAATTTACAATTCTGAGGAAGTTTGGGCTTCTTCCGATGTAACCAAGAAAGAACTGGTTGATTTCTTAGAACAGATGAACTCGACCCAATTTAAGCAAATTGAGAAGTTCTTTGAAACTATGCC